GGCCGAATGCGTGGCCATGCTCCGGGGCTTCCAGACCGTGGTGGACGAGTCCACGACGCTCGGTCAGATGCAGGCCCACTACATACGTCACGACCGGACGCGGCGCCACACCGAGGAGCGGCAGCCGGACGGCCTGACTGCTTTCACCTTCCCTCCGGGCCAACCGTGCTTCGTCCGGCACGAGGCCCCTGTCGAGCGCTCAGAGCGCTTTTACGTCCGAGGCGGAGACGCCCGGGGCAACCCCACTGGAGAGGTTCGGGTCCACTCGCGGCCCGAGCACTGGGTGGAGGACTTCGCCGAGAACCAGGACCGACTGCGGTCCGCGATCGAGAAGGGCTGAGACATGGCCAAGGAGAACGGTCTCGCGATCACCACGCTGTCGGTCGACGACAGCACGGGCACCGCGCGAGACATCCGCAACGACATCACCGACTTCGAGTTCGCCACCCCCAGGGCGGTGCAGGAGGTCACCGGCGTCGACAAGTCGGCGATCGAGCGCATCCTGCTCCTGGCCGACTTCACGATCACGCTCAACGGCGTATTCAACGACGCCGCGAACATGAGCCACGCGGTGTTCAAGACCGTGCCGTCCACCTCGGTGGCCCGGACCGTGTCCCTGAACATCAGTGGCCAGACCCTGGCCAACGAGTGCCTGTTCACCGACTACCCGCTCAAGCGCTCGGACTCGGGCGAACTGACGTGGTCGGTCGAGGGCCAGCTCGCCGACGGCACTGTGCCCACCTGGAGCTGATCATGGGATTCAAGTACGAGCGGAACACGTACAACCTGAAGTTCGCCCCCGAGCACGCGCTCAACGGACTGACGGTCAAGGTGCGCTCCGTTCCGCTGGGACAGTTCTCCAAGCTCACCAGCATGGCCATGCACGCCGAGAGCGCCATGAAGACGGGCATCCCCGACGCCGAGGCCCTCCAGGCCGTGGACGGGATGTTCGAGGCGTTCGCCGGATGCCTGGTCTCCTGGGACCTGGAGGACGAGGAGGGCCGCCCCATCCCGGCCACTCTGGAAGGTCTCCAGGACCTGGACTTCGAGTTCGTGATGATGCTCGTCCAGGAGTGGATGACCGCCATCGCCGGGGTGTCCGAGGATCTGGGAAAAGGCTCCGCCTCTGGCGCGACCTTCCCGGAGGTACCCATGCCGATGGCAGTCCTGTAACCAAGCCGCCGGAACTGGCTCAGGCGGAACTGATCCTGGGCCTGTGCGAGAAGTTCCACTGTCTCCCCTCCCAGCTCTATGAGGAAGACACGGAACTTCTCCGGCTCATCCACATACGCGATCTCGGGACGCCCGAGGAGAAGAAGGGAGGTGACGAGCAGTGGCCGACGTAGACATTCGCATTCAGGCCCGGGACGAAAGCCGTGATGCGTTCGACAAGGCCAAGGGGAACATGGGTGGTCTCCTGTCCACAGCCGCCGCCCTGGGCCCTGCGCTGGCCCCTGTGGGTGCTGCTGCGGTGGCCGCCGTCGCTTCCCTCGCCTCCACCCTGGGAGGCGCTGCTGTGGCCGCTGGCGCCTTCAAGCTGGCGGTGCAGCCGCAGATGGCCGCCGTGCAGGACGCGGCGGCTGCGCAGGAGAAGTACAACGACACCGTCGCCAAGTACGGCAAGGACTCCAAGGAAGCGGAGGCCGCGCTCAAGGAGTACAAGACCACGATGGCGGGGATGCCCGCCGCGACTCAGGCCACCGCCAAGGAGTTCGTCGGGCTCAAGAGCGACTTCAAGTCCTGGTCAGACTCTCTTGCCGGATCCACCATGCCCATCTTCACCAAGGGCATCCAGATCCTGCGGACGATCCTGCCCACCCTGACGCCCATCGTGAAGGCCACGGCACGGGTCCTGGACGATCTGATGTCCAAGCTGAAGGCCAAGGTGGAATCCAAGGGCTTCGAGGACTTCATGAAGAAGGTCGCGGCCTGGTCGGAGAGCGGTCTGAAGAAGGTGGTCGGCGGAATCGGAGCGGTCTACCGGGCCGTCAAGGACTTCGTGATGGGGGAGGGATTCCGGGAGTTCCTTGCCATGGGTTCCCAGGCGGGCGGCAATATCGGCGACATCCTGAAGAAGCTCGCCCAGTTCATGGCCGAATTCATCAAGGCCGCTGGGCCTCTGGCGGGCCTGTCTTTCGTCGCCCTCGGGATTCTCGCAGACGCCCTGAACGCGATCCCCCAGTCCGTCCTGGAGATCCTGGCGCCCACCATCATGGCCATCGTCGTGGCGATGAAGGCATGGCGTCTGGCCACCCTCGCGGCCACCGCAGCTCAGTGGCTGTACAACGCGGCCCTGGCAGCCAACCCGCTGGGCCTGATCGTGTTGGCCATCATCGCCGTGGTGGTCGCCATCGTGGCCTTGTGGAAGAAGAACGAGGGCTTCCGGCAGGCCGTGATTGGTGCCTGGAACGCGATCAAGGACGGGGTGACCACCGCCTGGAACTGGATCCGGGACAAGATCCTCGCCCCGCTGGGACGCTTCTTCACCGAGACTGTTCCGAGATGGGCGAGCACCCTCAAGGACAAGGTGATCGGCGCCTGGAACGCCGTGAAGGAGGGCGTCCGTACCGCGCTCGACTTCCTCAAGAAGCTGTTCCTGAATTGGACGGGCCCCGGCCTGATCATCAAGCACTGGGACAAGATCCGCGATGTGGCCCGTACGGCGATCAACAAGGTCAAGGAGTACTGGAACGGCTTCATCGGGTTCTTCAAGGGGCTGCCCGGAAAGATCTCCAGCGCCGCGAGCAACATGTGGAACGGAATCAAGAGCAGCTTCCGGACCACCGTGAACTGGATCATTAGCAAGTGGAACAACCTGAAGTTCACCATCGGTGGTGGGTCGATCCTGGGCAAGAAGCTGCCCTCGGTGACCCTGAACACCCCGAACATCCCCTATCTGGCCAAGGGCGGTATCGCTTCCGGCCTGGCGATGGTGGGTGAACGAGGCCGTGAACTGGTTGATCTGCCGGGGGGTTCCCGGGTGCGGACCAATGCCGACACCGAGCGGATCCTGTCCCGCAACGCTGCGGTCCAGCGTCTTGTCCTGGAGGTGCACTCCGGCGGCAACCGCCTGGACGACCTCCTGATCGAGATCCTGCGCAAGTCGATCCGCACCAAGGGCGGCAACGTCCAGCTCGTGCTCGGGAGGAACTGATGGCCACGAACTACCCCACCGGGCTGGACACCTTCACCACGCCCTCTGCGTCGTCCACGCTGGGTGGATCCACGCCGACCCATACCCAGCTTCACACCAACGAGGGCGACGCGATCGAGGCCCTCCAGGCCAAGGTCGGCATCACCGGGTCGGCGGTGACCACGTCGCTCGACTACCGGACCACCGCCCTGGAGGGCAAGGTCCCGCAGTCCGGCTTCGTCACCCTGAGCACCAGTTCCACGGCCACGGCGGGCACGGCCATCAACGCGGCCATCGCCGCTCTGCCCTCCAACGCGGGCACGATCTACATCCCCGCCGGGACCTGGACGATCGACACCTCGGTCCTGATCAACAAGAACGGCCTCATCCTGCGAGGCGTCAGCAACAACTCCACGGTGCTGCGCTTCGACGGGTCGACGGTCACCTCCGCCATCAAGATGGCCGACACCACTCAGCGGTTCGTGACCATCCAGGACATGCGGATCGAGTCCACCTCGAATGGCAACGGCACGGCGATCGACGCCTCGTACTTCGTGAACTCCCTGTTCAAGAACCTGCGGATCGGCGCCTCCGGCCTCGCGCCCAACAGGGGCATAGCCTTCGACGCGATTGGTTCGTACTACAACCATGTGCAGGACTGCCGCATCCACGCAACCGGCACCAGCTCGCGCTGCCTGAGCTACGCCAACACCTCGAACTCCAACGTGGTCACCAACTGCCGCCTGATCGGGGACAGCACTGACACCGTGGGCGTGTACGTCGACTCCCACGCTGTTCTGCTCAACCACATCGACATGGAGACGGACTTCCTGATCGGCATCGACGTGGCCTCCAACGGACACGACTGCTGTGTGGTCGCGCCGTACCTGGAGGGTGGCGAGACCGGCATCCGGCTGGCCGCGAACGTGGAGTCCTTCACCTGCGTCGGCGGCGTGATCATCGACAACGCGGTGGCCAACATCACCGACAACGGGGCGAAGGACCCG